TTGAAATACTGGCCCCAACGATCCATGTCGTAGGCTTCACCGTCTACTGATGCTTCAAACATTTCTTTCATGACCTTGAGCTCAACATCTGTGGGCTTCTTAGGAAGGAAGCCGCTGAGATCATACAGTCCGTGAGTGTCGATGGCTGCTTTTTCAACATCTGTTAGTGAACGTTCACGACGGCTCCACTTTGATGTAGAATAGTCAGCAAATCCACCTTTGCTTGTCTTGGCAATGCGGAAGTCTAGACCTTTCAAATAGTCTGTTGGCAGCTCATCTAGTTCTGGATCCATCAATGCTGAACGGATGATATTATAAATCTGAGGACCAATGATAAATCTACGGATTGGGTTTTCTGGAATCTTGTCTTCCTTGATTGGATCTTCAACTACGAAGCCTTGGAAAATGTACGAACGCTTTTTCCAATACTTACGACCCATTTCTTCTAGACTCTTGTCTTTGAACCAACCACGCACTTCGCTAAGGATTGGGCAAGCTGTGCCGTCGTTGTACATTTCCACGCATGGAACCTGCACTTGAACTGGACGACTATCAGTCTCACCTTTGATGCCAGCGAATGGCAGTTTGATCATTGCACGTTCTACCCAGAAAAATGTGTTGTTGGGATTGCCATCAGGTAGCAAACGGATAACCGCTTCCTTGCCTTCTTGCATGTTCCAGTGTGGGTAAATTGCGTTGTCTCCACCGCCGGTGGATTGTCCTGTGGACTTTGATTGTGCTTCTTGAAGTTTAGCACGGATTTCTGCGAGTGATGCCATTTTAAATGCCTCCTATGATATGCCTAAAATGTTTATATGCCTTATGCACATGTTTTATTATGCGCTTTTTATTTATCAAGGTCAATGATTAACTGTATGTTTTTTGATTTTGTTTTGCCAAAAGAAAGGGCACCGAAGTGCCCAATCCAACTGCGACGAAACTGTTAATAGCCTGCTAATTCTCTAATACGTGCCAATTCTGCAATCTGTGGATCTTGCTGTTGTGGAGCCATACGCTCTACAAACTTACGAGCAACATGCTCTGCCTGTTCTCCAAACTTCTTGCCTACCATAATCACTACGCCTTCGGGGCCTTTAGGAAATGTGCCTGAATCTCTGTCATAGAATGATTGAATAAATTCTGCTAGTTCTTCTACTTTGATGCCTGCACGTTCTTTGCGATCACGCTCTGATTTTTCATCTTTGTCTTTGACATCTTTCATTGTCAATGGTGCTTGACCGGATTTCTTTCTGTCAATTGCGGGTCTTTCATAGTCTCTGGGATTATCAGGATCTATGGCTTCCTGTGGTACTGGTTCTTCTTCCGGGGCAGTTTGGTCACCTCCTTGGGCTGCTTCCGGCTCATCGACCATATCACCAAAGTCTAACTGCTCTAGAGTTTCTGGAGCATTTAGTGTGAGCCAATCTTTGATCAATGGTCTCACACATGCATCTGCGTCTTCTGTGGCCTGTGTTTTGATTCGTTTGTATAGTTCAGGATCTTCTATGATGCCTTTGAGGCTTTCTATGGCATTTGTGCCGTCTACACCTGCAGGGAAATGTTGTCCTACTAATTCTTGTAGTCCTTGTACTGCTGTTGCCTGTGCTTCTGGATCTTCTGAGGTTATAGCGGATTCTTCACCCAGTGCCATCACCCATGATTCAAATTGATCAAATGGATCATAGGCGTCTTCACTGACTTCTAGATCTTCGTTGGCTATTTCTTCTTGTGTCATTGCGACTATGTCGTCGTAGCCTATGGTGTTTCCTTCTTTCATCAGTCTGTACAACACAGGAAACACTGATGCGATGTCTTCTTTGAATGATTTTACAGTGAATTTTTCTTTGAAGTCTTCTACCACGTCCTGTGGAATTTCTTCACTGTCATAGGCCTGGAAGTTTTCTTTGTATGCTTCGTAATGGCTCTGCTTGCTCAGCGCCTTGATCTGCTCACGTAATTGATTTAGATATGTGGTTGATCTTTCTACTACTGAATTTGTATCTGAGTTCATTAGATCGTTGCGCACCACATAGTTGCCGAAACTCTTCAACTGTGCGATTTCTTCGCTCATGCCTATGATGCTTTTGCCTAGATCATCATAGGGCACACCACCGTTGGCCACGTGTCGCTGCATGGCTCTAGCGCCTGCTAGGTGGATGAAAGGATATTTGAATCTTTCACCGTCTTGGTTTTCCACGAACAAGGCACCTATGTGGCGTGTTCTTGCACCTGGCTGGGTTTCATCCATGACAGCTTGATTGTGTTTGATAATCAATCTAGTGTCCATTAATTTTTGGTAGCTCATGGTTCGGCTGCCATACATGTTGCTTTCTGCCATCATACTTTCTCCGACTGGTTTTTGTATAGTGTCCTGCTTGGTCTGCTTGGGCTGTGAGTTTTGCACTAGAAATTCGTAGTCCCTGCGATCCAGATTGTCTTTGGCAATGTCTCTGGTATCAAAACTCAGCAATCTGCGTTTAGCGAACTGGCGCAGTTCTTTGAGAAACCCGTACCAATTAACCTTTTGTTTTTCATCCATGCCTTCAGAAATACCATGACTGAAATATACCTTCATCGAGTTTGGTTCTGCTAGACTGATACTGACATGTCCTATGGGAGTCTTTCCTTCCATGTAGTCAAAATCAAAGAATCGAGCTTCTTCAGGATTGATGGTTATTTCACCGGTTTCCGCGCCTAGTTTAAGGCCAGAAAAACGGCTGCGTACCTTATAGAATAGATCTGTTGCTATGTTATTTCTTGCGTCCATAAGTATATTTATCAAAGGCCCATGCTAACAAAGATTGGCATAGGCATAGATTCTTCTGAGATTTTTTCAGTCATTTTATCGTAGATCTGCGGATCCCAATCAGCCAACACATCGGCCATGCGTATGATTAACAGTGTGCTGGACACGAGATCGTCGTGTTCACCGCTTTTGGCTTTGAATCCTAGCCCTGTGGCCACAAAGGTCTTGAGTTCTGAGATTAGGGGTTTTGATTTCAAGCTCATTTTATTAGTTTCAATGAGATTTTTCAACTGGCTACAGGCAGTGATCTTTGAACGATGTGTGGTGTTAAATCCTTTACGGAATTTGCGTATATGTCCTTTGCGTATGGGTTCGCTGAGAAACAGTCCGTAAAAGTTTTCTTCGCCTATGTCATTGATCACTATCAACGCAGCTTCACCGAGGCTGTTGTTTTCCACTGAATAATAGATCTGCGGAACGCCGCCTTGTTCTTCTCCGCGATCGTGTATGTATCTCAATATTTCTCTCATGTGTTTGACCTGCTGCTGCACTGGAGTTTGATTGTGATGCCATTCTGCTACCTGAGTCATTGTAGGCATTTCATAGACCTGTATGGCACCATAATCTCCACCAGTACCTAGGCTGGGGTCTAGAGCCACTAGATAAGTGGCCTTGTAGTCTATGTCTTTGTACCAGCGTGTTTGCCCCATGGTCATCACCGGATCTGAACCTGCAAGCTCAACCAGTTTCACCGAGTTGATCAGAGTCTCATCAAAGATCAAGAACTCACATTCAAACTCACGGCGGAAACGTTCTTCACCGATCTTAGATCTTTCCACGTTGGCCCAGGCATCATCTCGATCTGGATGCTCTGACCAATGAGCTGTATATGAAGCGAATCCGTTTTGTCCTACTTCAGCTTCGTTGCCAAATTCGTCAAATTTCTTGTTAGCCTCGGCCCATATCAACGCAAACTGATCTTCGTCTGAGTTTGGTGTTGATGTGATTATACACTTACCACCAGTGGCCAGTGTAGGACTCAACGCAGTCCAGAACTCTTTGGCCTTTTCGGGTGGCTGCACAAATGCAAACTCATCACAGTATATAAGAGAAAGAGATTTACCACGGCCTGTGTTTTCTGTGGTAGTAGTGGCCTGTATTCTTGCACCGTTGTCATACTCGATGGTGTTTCTGTTGTATGAATACACACCTGCACGTATGAAGTCCGGTAGATTTTCGTAGCCAAATCGATATCTATCCATGATGTCTTTGGCACCTTCATATTTGTGTGCAGCTATCAGTACCTGGCAGTCTGGTATGAACATGGTGTACCATAATAGATAACCAGTAGCACAGGTTGTCTTGCCCATCTGGCGAGGCAGCATAGCTATACATTGTCTATTAGTGTGTATGCTTTTTATTAATCTTTCTTGATATTCGTAGGGTGTGAAATTTATAGCGCCGCGAGTGGGATGCTGTATCTTTAAAAAATTGGTGCAGAAATACAAAGGTCCGGTGACAGGATCCAAGCAGGCTTCAAGATGCTTGACCTCATCTAATGTGTATTTGGTCTGAGCGTGAGCCTTTTTGATCAGTACGCCGTCTAGTGATTTTCCCATATGTTTATTTACTGAAAAAAATAGGCTCCGAAGAGCCTATTTGGTTGTATAGGTATAATTAGGTTGTTGGCAGAGTAGTACCGTCTATGGCAGTCACTGTGACATCTGTGTGAGCTGCTTTTGGTGTAATAGGTGCTTTCACTGTGAGAACTTCTTGATTCTCAATGGCATTGGTGCCATCAAATACACGATAACTTCTTTTGAATATATCCGTGCTGGCCACTGCTGTACTGACATCAGTAACGTAGTCTTGATAGCCTTTGGTAATACCTCGCACTACTAACTCTTCAATAGCCAATACTGTTGTTGAACAAGTAGTAGCTGAGCCCAATGTTTCATGATCTGAATTTTTAGCAACACCACCTGTGGTTCTGCCTTCTGCGATCAAGAAGTTTTGTACGTTGCCCAACACAAAGGCATCTCTGTCATACTGCACGGTAAAGGTAAGTGTAGTAGTGGTGTCGTCTGCATTGTCTAACACGCTTGGACCTGTAGATTCTAGTTCTTCTATATCTAAGATCCTAAAATCGCCACCTCGCCCGAGATTTTCTAATATACCTTGCCAGCGGAGATTACCTCTAGCTCTGCGTTGTCCAATAGCTGTGGTAGTGACCTGTGTGGTGAACGCACTGTTGTCTCTGGTTTCAACTCCGCCTGCATCCGTGTTTGCAGCGGTTGTTGAATAGCCTGTGAGATCAACTACCACACGATATAACCCCGGTGTAAGTTGATTTTCGTTTTGTTGGAATCCTGATGCCATTATTTCGCTCCTTTAGCTTCTGCCAAACGTTGCATGAGTTCTGCACGTATGCCAGCACGTAGTTGTTCCTTGCTTTCATATGCTCCAGCTGCCATAGGATTGTCTCCGCGATACGGCTTACCGCTAAAGCTTTTCTTTGGTCTGTGTAGATCGTCGCCCTTGTTCATTACATCAGCAATGGTCTTGTATTCCGGCTCACTATTATCCACACTGTTGCCGAACGCTTCATCTTTGTCTTTTTTCTCTGCGTCATGATCATCCATGTCATGATCGCCGTCGTTATCTTGATCTAGAGTTTTGATCAAGGGTTTTTCATCTGCGTGATCTTTTTCATGTGCATCTAGATCTCCGCTGTCGTCATAATCGCTGTCCATTTCTCCGCCTGGCATGTCATCGTTGTCTGAGTCTAGATCAGGCAACATTTTTAACGGACCTTTGTCTAGATCCCCAAGGCCACCTAGTGGGGGCATGCCTGCAGGTTTGTCCATAGGCTCAATGCTGATACTTGGTGGCATCATTGTGGGCATTGCTGGCTTGTCCATGCTGGGATTTACCTTGGTGACCAGTTTCATCAATGACTCGATGTTATCCATGCCCTGA